CCGCGACCGTCGGTCGCGGAAGAATTCTCTGCGGATTGAACACCCGCGCCCGTGTTCCAAACACGGACAGAAGGAAGTTTGTTATGGCCTTAAAATCCAACGCTAGTCTCGAACAAGATGATCTATACTTCTACGACATCTACACGCAAGTGCAGACGATCGTGAAGAACGACCATTATAAACGAGATTTCGTTGTCGTCCCCTCACCGGCAAACAACACCGGTGGTCCCAATAGACGCTTTTCACCCTACTCCTTCGATAAACGCGTTGAACGCGGTTGTCGTGGAGAACAGGTGTATGGTCAATGGGGGCGTGATCCTCTCGACACTACTAGCACAACGCAGTGGCTTGAGTGGGGATCGTACGGCTGTTATGGCTTGGGAACCTCCTGGGGCCGTTATACTTTGACTCCTTCCGTAAACTCGCAAAACACCGCGCGTAATAAGGCTCTGGAGCAATTGTATGATGGTATCCGGCATTCGGAGATCAGCCTTAACACATCTCTTGGGGAAAGTCGCGAGACTTTCGAGATGCTTCATAGCATAGTGCAACGATTTAAAACCGACAAGTATCGAACGCTGATTACTTCGACCCAGGAGCTCGTGAGAGCCCTCAGGCGTGATTCGCGTAAGACTTTATCGTCGGGCTGGCTTGGATGGCACGTCGGGTGGAAACCCTTCTTGCAAGATATTTCGAACATCTTCCAGCACTTCACTACATTACAGACCCAGCCCCACCTGGATTTCGTGGGCGTCACCAAGGCACGTGCGTCTGAACGAGACGTGCAAACCAAATTTGGTGGCGGAATCCTGGAGTCGTACACCGCCTCGTATCGCTACGAGTTTGGGGTCCGATACCGGATCGGGAATCTGGCTTTGTTCAACACGTGGCAATTGGGGTTGACCGCTCGGCCAACCCTTGTTTGGGAGCTGACGTCGTTGTCGTTTGTTATCGACTACTTCATCAACATAGGACAGTACTTGGCGCTACTCGAAGCTGGCATTGCCAACAACGGCATAACCCTGCTCGACGGCTACCAGACGTATTCGTCCCGGCAACAGTGGAGCTCTGCCTGGTCCACGACATCCCCCAGACCACCGTACCCTGGCGCTGGCGGTACGACCGGTGCTATCTTGATAAGAGGTAGCAACGATTGTACTTTGGATAGAACAGTGAAAGAACGTTCGATCCTTACCAGCCTCCCAATTCCGGTGATGCCAACCTTCAAAATCCCTAAGGCCAGCGAACAGCTGCTAACCTGTGCTGCTTTGCTTTCAGGCTTAATTCCTACTAAGGAGAGATAATCGTATGATTACAAATATGGCCAACATTGGTCTGGTGGACAAGGCGGCGACGCCCGTCACTCACCAATTCACCCCTACTCCGATTCCCGGAACTCCGGCCCGGTGGTCCGACAAGGAACACAATAACGGCATCGCCATCGGCTTTGCTGTTGTGTCTTTGAAGGTCACTGAGCCCGTAAATGGGAACGGTCTCTATCGTGTCTCGATCAACGCTTCCTTCCCGAAGGTAAACATGTCCGTCCCTACCAACCCCGTGCTTTTGGGCACGACTCGGTACAAGGGCGAATTCACGTTTCCCGTCGAGCTCACGCTGCAAGAGCGCAAGGATGTCGTGAACATGATCTACTCGATGATAGCACAAGGCAGTGCGTCCACGCTCGGCGATAACATTGCTGAGCTGACCCTGCCGTACTAATCGTCGAGGAACCACGCTATGTTTAATACGACATATCTGCAAGGCGTCGCCTTGCTATGCGATGGTTTGGACACGGACGTATCCCGGAAAGTGGCTGAGCTGATTCGCTCTGACCGCCATCTCGAACTGCTACAACTCGAGATAGATTTCCACGGGTACGATAGAAACGATCTAGATCGGTTTCGGAATGATTATCTGGCCGTTGAACTCCTTTCGAAGTATAAGGGTTTGACTACGGGTATCGACACGAGATCTGTCGCCTTGGTTGGTTTCGCAGCCGCCGAGGAAGCTTGCCGAACGACGAACGACCGACTCACCACCTTCTCTAGCCCAGAATGGGCGCGTTGGATGTCAGTGATTTCACTGGCACAACGAAAAATCGAGGGGTGTATTGGTGTTAGGCCGAAAATCGCTAAGCTGCTTAATCGTTTCAAGTGGGGCCAAGGCGCTACGTACTCTGTGAAGGGTACGGACGTGCGTCTTGACTACAAGCTTCGAGAGAAGCAAATCAGTGTTACCCCGGAGGCTTTGCCGTACCTTCGTGCGGCGATGGCAACCGACTATGCGTGGCTTCGTGCCCGCGGCGTCGTTGCCGACGGCCCTGTATCCTTGCTTTCCCGCACCGATTTTCAGCTGGTGCGGGGTAGTCGTGGGATAACAGTGCCGAAAAACGCGAAGACTGACCGGTTTATTGCTGCCGAGCCTAGCGGGAACGTGTTCCTGCAGCTCGGTGTCGGTAAGTGCCTTCGTCAGTGCCTCCATCGCGTAGGTGTCAATCTTGATGACCAACGTCAAAATCAAGATCTCGCGAGAGTTGCCCTCGATCATGGTCTCGCGACCATAGATCTTAAGGCGGCCTCGGACACCATTGCTTGGGAGTTGGTTTGGCTACTACTCCCGCTGCAGTGGGCGGAGCTCCTCACGGCTCTCCGCTCCAGCGAAATGCTTATCGATGATACGTGGCACCAGCTCGCGAAGTTCTCGAGTATGGGCAACGGTTTCACCTTCGAACTTGAGTCCCTGATCTTCTGGGCGCTCACGGAGTCTCTGACTCAGCATCGCTGTTCTGCAGGCGTTGTGTCGGTGTACGGTGACGACATCATATGTCCCTCCGAGGTAGCTCCCGAGCTCATCGAGCTCTTCTCGTTCGTTGGTTTCACAACCAATGCTCGAAAGTCGCACTATTCCGGTTTGTTCCGGGAGTCGTGCGGGAAGCATTTCTTTGGAGGTAAAGATGTCACACCCGTATATCAGAAAGATACACCGGAAGCGGACGATCGTAGCACGCTGTATGGGTGCCGCAATCGTCTTATGTACCACGCTTTGGATCGATGTGCCCTGGGTAAAACTGGGGTTGCTCTTGCTGACCGAGCTTTCCGGAGGACAATAAAACTCCTCGATTCGGAAATCGAACGGCAAGTGGACGACATCGATTATTGCCCAATTATCACACGCCTACACTGGAACACATACATCACAGCGAACGAAATCAAATTTGAGGAAACGGTAAAGTTTCAAACCGATCCGATCTACGATTTCGCTCTCGCAGTCGATGCACGACGTCTACCAGTTTGGAGTGGCGGTTACCGAGGCAATGTGTATAGGTACCGCGGATGGTCTAACGCTTGGGTCTATAAAGGGCTCCGGTGGAAGGCTACGAAATTCCGCGGGAAGAGCGACGCGCTTTTGGCAATATCGCTACGTTACGGCGCTAGCGTGGTTTTTGACGACCACGTGACGCGACGCGACGTGGGGACGCATGCTGTTGCTCGGCATGTATTCCCCGAACCGGGTAACTTGACCTGGATCTAAACGCCGTGAGGCGCTAGACACAGGTTTGGAG